GCCTCAACGATCTGTCGATAACCATTCACTTGATCAATAAAAAGTACAAGATCAAGGAATTCATCGAAGAGTATCGTTCTCGCATTTCCGAAGTGAATGAAACCCTGCGAAAAGAACTTGTTACGGTGGATGGATTAACCAATCCAGTTCAAAAAGTGATACAGATCAGTCAGGATCTTACGAATCAGGAACTAGACGAGACTGTTGAAATCGTTGAAAAACTTTCGAGTAAGTATAACTATGAGAATTATCTTGAGGAATGCGAAACTGCAAGAAAGGCATTTATCAACGAAAGAAACGACTATTTTGCAATCAAAGCAACAAAGAGTCAAGCAAAGATTGTGGATGAAATAACCACACTATTTGAACTTGCAGGGGCATCCGAACTTATGTTCTCAAGATGGATCGACACACTAATTGAAAAAATTAGTCCAAAGACATTGGAAATAGAGTACGAGGATTTGGACGGCAAAAGAAAGAAGATGGTGGTCAAGCACCGAGTTACATCAATGGCCGATGAGTATGTTGAAGCACCATTGATTGACAGGTATCATGGCATCAATGCATATGATGCATTCTTGCTTCATTCTTTCTTTGATGTGCAGAAGAATCGTTGGAGTTATGTTCCGGTAAGATTGATCATATCGATCAAAGCAGATGAAGAAATTGAAGACTTGTCGGGAATTGATGATGAGAAGTAAAAATGAATCCATTTGAGTTTGTAAAAAGCATTAACGAAAAAACGGGAAACTTGATTGCTAACGATCAGGACATGGAGCGGCAATATATGCCGTTTCTTGTCAATCGCGGGCTTTCGTTTACTGCCGACACAATTCTTGCAGCAAATGAAATGAATTCGGTGCCATTTCTTGACAAGAAATTGCAATATGATTATCTGTATTCAACGGTTCGCAAGAAGAAGCGGTATTCTAAATGGATTAAGGCAGAGCAGAACGAATTAGAAGACATTATCATTGAATATTATGGCGTAAGCCGCAAGCGAGCCTGCGAATATCTGTCGATGCTTCAACAGCAAGATATCCAAGAAATCAAGGCAAAATTAAACAAAGGCGGGATCGGAAAGTCTTAAATTCTTCCAAGACTAAATATCTTCTGTCATGGGCTTCAGGAGAATCGTCATGGATTTATCAAAATTTGTTGAAGTAACTCTACCGCAGCAAGAGAACTTCTTAAAAGTAAAAGAAACGCTGACGCGAATTGGTATATCTTCAAAGACAGAAAATAAACTGTATCAGTCGTGTCACATCCTTCACAAGCGAGGAAAGTATTACATTGTTCATTTCAAGGAATTGTTCATGCTTGATGGCATGCCTGTAACATTTCCTGAGAGCGACATCGCAAGAAGAAACACGATTGCAAACCTTCTTGCTGAATGGGGGCTTGTGGCTCTTGTTGAGCCAACGAAGAGCAAGGAGCCTGTCGTTCCTGTTTCATATTTGAAAATTCTTCCTCATGGTGAAAAGCAGAATTGGGAACTTGTTCCGAAGTATAACATCGGTCGAAAAAACACGCCAAAACTGCTTGACTGATACGCATTTGTGCGTTATACTTCTTCGTTATGAACCTAAAGTGTAGAACACTATATCCCGATGTTCCCGAACCTTGCTTTGCATCCGAGCAGTCGGCATGTTTCGATCTGCGGGCGCATTTTCCTCCCAATGCAACTAGAATTGAAGGATACAATGCAGATTCGCAAAAGGTTGCTACTCCTGTCATCAAAGGAGATGATGGCAAGTTCACTACATTAATTCATCCAGGAGAACGAATGATGATTCCAACAGGCATCATCTTTGACATTCCTGTTGGTTATTCCATTCGCATTCACGCACGATCAGGTCTTGCCCTCAAGGCAGGACTAGTGATGGCAAATGCCGAAGGCGTTATTGATTCCGATTACACGGAAGAGACAAAGATCATTGTATTGAACATCAGCAACATTCCAATCAAAATCAATCACGGTGATCGCATCGCTCAAGCCGAGATGGTTCCCGTCCTTTCATATCACCTCATGACCACCGATGAGGACATCTCTCAAAAGACGAGCAGAGCGGGTGGCTTTGGCTCAACAGGAATAGCATGATGAATCGCGAAGAACTACTCAAGACACACGAAACGCTCTGCGACAAGTCTCGTAGCCTCATGCGTAAGAAGAACGCAGACTACGCAGGACATCAGGGGGTAGAACCGTTCGCAAATTTTACCCGCGTAGAATCGATGGGAATCTGTAAGACCGAATCGGGAATGCTTGTTCGCATGACCGACAAGATGAGCAGACTATCATCTTTCATGGAGGCTGGTAAGTTCGAAGTCAAGGACGAATCTCTTGAAGATACGATTCTTGACATGATCAATTATTCGGTCCTTCTCTATGCCTATGTGACCGATAAGAAGAATTCTGCAAAAAATTCATGCTGTGGCAACAAGGTTGTCGATGAAGATAAGGGGCAAGTGCAGTTTCTTCAGGAATCCCCAAAGAAGGGAAAGTTCAGTAATGAGTACATCCAAGAATGGTTTCACAGCAATGATGATTGTGGTTCTTTCAGCAACAGCCGTGTTGACAATGGGAGCAAGCAGTCCCCAATCGACTCGCTACGCGAAACTCTTGGAAGCAATTCGACAGGTAGAATCTCGGGGTAATCCAAATGCGGTTGGCGACAACGGCAAGGCAATTGGTTCGTATCAGATTTGGCGAACCTATTGGCAAGATGCAGTTGAGCATGACAAGAGCATCGGCGGTGTGTACGAGAATTGCAAAAATGATGCGTATGCCAAGCGCATTATTCTTGCTTATTGGGATCGTTATGCTCCCAAAGATGCCACAGATGAGCAATTGGCTCGGATTCATAACGGCGGGCCAAAGGGTCATCTCCGCAGCGGAACTTTGAAGTATTGGACAAAGGTCAAGAAAGAATTTAAATGAGCAAGTTCAGGGCAATCGGCAAGTGGGTCGCGGTGCAGACTGAAGGTCTAGGCAAAGAGAAGACCACGGAGTCTGGCATCATCTACAAGGAAAAGATCACCAATCCAAACATTTGGAGCAAGGTCGTAGCCATCGGAGACAAGATTACCGAGGACATCAAGATTGGCGACATGGTGCTTTGGGACTTGACGAAGGGCAAGGGTCGCGGGTATGCTAACATGGACTTGATCCATCAGGATAACATCCTAGCCGTAGAAAGAGAGCAATGAGCAAGCCATTTGGATACTCGTATTACCTTGATATGTACCGCTGCCGCATTGGCACGGCGGATGACTTGGAACTTCACTACCGTTTCCTTGAAAGGGTAGTGGATCGCATCGGCATGACTCGCATGAGTCAGCCCATCGTCATTCATGGCCCAACGCAGAACGGCAAGGAACTCTATCCCGACAAGTTGGGAGTGAGTGGTTGGGTTCCGCTGATCGAAAGCGGCATTCAGATTCACTCAATCGAACCCAAGCGTTTCATCACGCTTGATGTCTACTCTTGCAACAAGTTTGACAAGCAGATCATCCTTAACTATGCTCGGGAGTGCTTTGGCTTTGAGCAGCACGAAGAGCATTTCTTCGTTCGTGGCATGGGATACGGGGATATTGCGTGAATGAATTACAGTTTCTCAACTCTTATTGGAAACAATGTAATACATTTGAGGGTATTGCGTCTAATAAACATTTTTTGGATTTAGATAGAACTCTTCTACGACTAGTACAGTCTCCTGGAATTAGAGAGGATTCAATCAAAACACGATATAAAGGAACTAAGAAGTGGGATATGCATTTCCCACAAAAAAAGATTGCCTTAGAATACAAAACTGCATCTGTGATAAACGGTTGTAAGGGAGATATGGGAAGTATTGTCAATCATAGACTTGAAGAAGCAATAGGTGCTGCTGTAGATTTGAAGAGAGAAAACGAAGATTACAAACTAGGTTACATTTGGATATTTGCATTCAGAACTCCAAATTATATTGCTATGAGTCAGATTGATAAGGCAACCAATGCTTTCCATAGATTGATAGAAGACGGTATTTACGACTTCTTCTTTCCTGCAATAACATTTGGTGTTGATGATCACCGTGAACCATCAACTGTCTATACTTTCTCCAAGTTAATTACAGGAATAAAGAGTCAACCAAATATACAGACTACCACATTGACAGAATTGATGGTATAAACTATGAACACACATCAGATCATTCTCGGAGACTGCATTACAGGCATGAAGACGCTGCCCGATGGTTGCGTCAACACTTGCATCACATCGCCTCCCTACTTCGGACTCCGTTCATATGATGGTGGGGACAGCGAGATTGGTCAGGAGGACACCGTTGATGAGTATGTGCAAAAAATGGTGGAAGTGTTTCGCGAGGTGCGGCGCATCCTGCGTGATGACGGAACCCTGTGGCTGAACCTTGGCGACTCATACATGAGCGCAAAGAATTGCGCTCCTCCTCCGCAGACTATTGGTGGGCAAAGAGGAATGCCTTCAGACTTTGTTCCTGGCAACCGCAAAGATCAAAGGGGATTGAAGACGAAAGACCTGATTGGTATTCCTTGGCGTGTTGCGTTTGCCCTGCAAGCAGACGGATGGTGGTTGCGTCAAGATGTTGTTTGGTACAAGCCTAATCCCATGCCCGAGAGTGTCACCGACCGATGCACTCGTGCCCACGAATACATGTTCATGCTGTCCAAGAAGTCTCATTACTTCTACGACCATGAAGCCATCAAAGAAGCCGCAGTAAGTCCACCGCATGCTCCAGGCAACAAGAACCGAACTCAACCCGAAGACAAGGGAGCAAGAGACCCTGCACTGGAGCCTGAGCGTGTATGGGGCAGCGATGGAAAGAAGAACAAGCGTTCTGTATGGACAGTCAATACCAAAGGATACAAGGGAGCGCACTTCGCTGTGTATCCTGAAGAACTGATCACTCCATGCGTTCTTGCAGGATGCCCCGAGGACGGCACGGTGTTCGACCCGTTCACAGGCAGCGGCACGACTGCGGTAGTTGCATTGAAGCACGGAAGGAACTATATTGGCACGGAACTCAATCCTGACTATGTTCAGTTGGCAGAGAACAGAATCAAGGAAGATGTTCCCCAAACCCTGTCCGAATTCCTAGCGTGAAGCAATTCTACACCCACATCTTCATTCGCGGTGACAACATCCTGCACCGTGGCTATGACTCAAGTGGCAAGCGGGTGCATGAGAAGGTTCCGTATCAGCCTACACTGTTCATCCCCAACAAGACGGGAAACGCCAAGTGGCATACGCTTGACGGTCGCCCCGTGGACGAATTCAAGCCAGGCGGCATCAATGAGTGCCGTGAGTTCGTTGAACAATACCGTGATGTCGATGGTTTTGAGATCTACGGCAATACCGATTACATCTACCAATACATCGGTGACGAGTTTCAGGGTGAGATCGACTACGATCCTTCGCTGCTGCGCGTAGGCTACATCGACATCGAAACGGAATCGGAAGAGGGCTTCCCGCAAATCGACACAGCGAATGAGCGCATCAATGCGATCACGATCAAGTTGCGCGAGAACACATTCGTGTTTGGCTTGGGTCAATTCAAGGTCGCGGACAAGGGTGTCAAGTGCTTCTGCTACGAGGAAGAGGAGCGGATGCTCCGTGACTTCATCGCCGCATGGGAAACCCTTGACTTGGACATCATCACGGGTTGGAATGTCAACTTCTTCGACATCCCCTACTTGGTGAATCGCATCACTCGTCTGTTGGGCGAGAAGGAAGCCATGCGGCTCTCCCCTTGGCGCATGATCAAGAGCAGGATCGTTGAGGTCATGGAGCGCAAGAACGAGGTCTATGATCTTGTGGGCATCGCCACCCTTGACTACTTTGACCTATATCGCAAGTTCACCTATGTCACGCAAGCCTCGTACAAGTTGGATCACATCGCATTTGTTGAGTTGGGCGACCGCAAGATCGCCTACGATGGCACGATGTCGGACTTCTATACCAATGACTTTCAGAAGTTCATCGAATACAACATTCACGATGTAAACCTCGTTGAGAAGTTGGAGCAGAAACTCAAGTTGATGGAACTTGCCCTCGCCCTTGCCTACAGTGCGAAGGTGAACCTGAACGATGTGTTCTCGCAAGTCCGCACATGGGACGCGATCATCTATCACGAACTCCGCAAGGACAATGTTGTCATTCCCCTGAAGCGCGGAAGCATCGAAAAGGAAGACAAGTTCGAAGGTGCATATGTCAAGGAGCCGATTGTCGGCAAGCATGAGTGGGTCGTGTCCTTTGACTTGGACAGCCTGTATCCGCATCTCATCATGCAGTACAATCTGAGTCCCGAGACCAAGACCGCAGATGGCAAGCGCAACGCGCATACGGTGGATGAATTCCTTTCGGGTGCGCGTGAAGGAACTCCTGCGGGGGCGTACATGGCTCGTATGCGGTCGCGTGACCTTTCCGTTGCCGCCAACTGTGTGACCTTCAGGCGCGATACATTCGGAGTTTTGCCTCGCCTGATGGACAAGATGTACCAAGAGCGCAAGATGTACAAGGGCAAGTTGCTTGATGCAAAACGAGCCTTGAAATCCTTGGGCGACAATCCCGATTCCACAGAGGTCGCACGGCTGAAGAACGACATCTCAAAGTTCCACAACTTTCAGTTGGTTCGAAAGATTCAGTTGAACTCCGCATTCGGTGCTTGCGGCAACGAGTACTTCCGATATTACGATGAGGAGATCGCAGAAGCAATCACCGTGTCTGGTCAGTTGTCCATTCGTTGGATCGAAAACCATCTTAACGAGTTCCTGAACAAGAGCCTGAAGACTAAGGGCATTGACTTCGTTATCGCCTCCGACACGGACTCGGTGTATCTGCGCCTTGGTAAACTCGTTGAGATGGTGATGCCCAAGGAGACCGACAAGCATAAGATCACCAAGTTCCTCGACAAGTTCTGCAACGATGTCATTCAGCCGTTCATCGACAAGAAGTACAAGGAACTCGCGGAGCAGCAGAACGCCTACAGCCAGAAGATGCACATGAAGCGCGAGGCAATCGCTTCGCAGGGCATCTGGACCGCCAAGAAGCGGTACATGCTGAATGTCTACATGGGCGAGGAGAATGTCCTCCTTGACAAGCCCGACCTGAAGATCATGGGCATCGAAACCTCCCGCTCCTCAACGCCACAGGTGATCCGCGATTCGCTGAAGGAGTGCATCCGCATCATCATGAACGGCACCGAAGAGGAGTTGATCGACTATGTTGCCGCATTCAGGGAGAGGTTCAAGAGCCTTCCCGTACAGGAAGCAGCGTCACCTCGTTCCTGCAAAAAGTTGTCCAAGTATCGGGATTCTGCCGCCATCTACAGAAAGTCAACGCCACAGTCGGTGAAGGCTGCGCTTATCTTCAACCATATGATCAAGGAGAAGGGTGTTGGCAAGAAGTATCCACTTATCATGGAAGGCGATAAGATCAAGTTCATTCCGCTAAAGACCCCAAATCCTATTCGTCAAACCGTCATTGGCTTTGCAACCGTCATCCCGCCAGAGTTGGGATTAGACAAATACATAGACTATGACGCGCAGTTTGAAGTTAACTTCGTGAATCCCTTGAAGAAGATTCTTGACTGTATTGGTTGGCACATGGAGAAGGTAAGCACCTTGGAAGACCTATTCGCATGATCGACTCGTTTTTACGGCACAATCAAGAAAAGTATCTTGCAGAGTTTGCAAGTAAACTTCCAAGTGGCTACACACGAACGGATACGGGTGAAGTTGCTATTTTTCATCCAATAAAGATGAATAACAGCAAGCCATCGATCCTTGTTGCAACAGGATGGCATGGGGACGAGCAAGGAGCAACACTTGGATTGATGGATTTCGTTGCCTATAGCGATTCCAAGTTCTTTGCAAATCATCTCAATATTTCATACATTCCACTCGCTTCCACATCCTCAAATTACATGGGAACGCGGGGAAATGAGCGAGGGC